GGCTGCCCGCGTGTTGCCTCGAATTCAGTCCCTTCAACTTTAAGCACTGAGAAGACACGAAGTGCTCGAATCTCATCTTCGGACAGTGCATCTGCCTGTTCAATTAGTATGTCGACCGCAGCTGAAACATAAGCGGATTTGATATTATCGGTAGCGGATTTATAGTCAAAGGACAAATAATCTGCACCGGTCAACTTACTAATGTGCTCGTCGGTTGGGTCTCCGACTAACAACCATCCCCACCTTGATATGCTCGCGTGAAGCGCATAGTGAAGAGGGCCGAGAATCCTAGAATTCTCGGCCGAATAAACCGTAACTACCCGAGGCTTTCCGGAGGAGAAAACTAACTCGGCTCGACACGTGTCACTAAACGCCTCACGATTCCAGTTACCGCCCTCACGCCGGCGATACTGCTGCGAAGCATTTCCGTTCGGGATAAACGGAGACCTCCTTCGATCCCAACCTTTCTCTACGTTCGAGCGAAAAACGTTTCGAAATCTGTTAAGATGTTGCTGGTCAACTACAACAGGTTTGGATCTCCCATCAATCCATTCGCCTAGAAGCTCCTCAAATCTTGGTAAACAATTTGAACAGCAATCACGTTCAACCTTGGCAATGGTTTTAAAACTAAGCTCCCAGAGCGTACCATGTCCGGGGAAACAAGATGCGACGGCCTTTCTCAAGCCGCCACACTCAATTGACGGGGGGAGATCCCTCGATTGTACAAGTCCACGTGCCTTGTAAAACTTCACGAGAGTTCGTGCTCTCCCTTGTAGCACGGATGATCTGGTGCAGCCGTCCATGTCGACGCCTTCTAACACTGAGAATAGGTTAGAATGCGAGTCCGACTGCTCATCACGATTATCATAGGGTTTTAGGTCCCCATTGACCAAGCACTCTTTTGGCTTGAGTAAAGCACAACCGATGTCCGTCAAATACGGAGTGGCATCGGACCAAAATAATGGCTCCCCTAGATCTACTTGGGTGCCAGTTTCCTCTCTCGAGTAACTAGCATCATCTGTCGACTCAACGGGCCCAACGTCTACCTCACCCCGAAACACAGGGGTTTTTACAACCGGTGTCACCGGTACGGTACCTTTTACGGCGGGGGGCATTGGTTCTAGAGTCTTCACATGGCTGACTCGTCCCGTTGCCCGTTCGATTAACACCGTAGGGGGACTATCTTGGCAAACAATATTTTTCCTCTTTGTTTTTGATTTTCTTGTCATTGTAAGAGGGTTTCCGTTTAGGATCGGTGGCCAGGTTACGACTAAAAAC